CAAACGGTACTCAAAAAGAACATCAAGAAGTTGCTATTGCATGTGCTCAAGCGATAGCTGAGATTTTTCCATTAGCCACCGATCTTGTAGCCAATTAAAATCATTTATTTTACTCAATGCCTCTTTATTAGAGGCATTTTTTTCTCCATAATTTCGTCCAGATAGTGCGCCCATATATGCATAAAACCCATATGGCACATCTTCCGCAAGTGTACACCACGTATTAAGTCTATATTTTGTTTCTATACTTTTTTGTCTATCAATGCTTTTGCTAGAAAGTTTAACACATTCTCTAAAAGCACTACGCCATGTGCTAAATGGACTAGAATTAAACAATGTAATATTACTTATTTCTGGTAAAGGAATAAATTTATTACTAATGCTAGTAGTCATATCTGTACTAGATGCGTCCATGTTTAATGTAAGATTTTTTGGTAATAATTTAACTCCACCATATCCATAAGATAATCCATTGATAGGATTTTGGCTTCGATATACATATACTGTTTCTAAATCAATTTCTTTGTAAGCGTTATCAAACGTAAAATTAAAACTTTCTAAAATTTTAGCATCCCCATCTACTACCCAGAGCATTTTAGTTGAAGATTTTCTTGCGGCGGCTATATGAGCATTGTGTATACCTTCAACTCCATGCACACGTTTAGCCAAAGGAAAACGTTCTTTCAAACGAGTAAAATTTTCATCTGCGTTTGATTCATCGTAACTAATGAATATAATATCGTACATTATCTTTTTCTAATAATTCGAGGGCTGTTATTATATACTGTTTTGAAAAATTTACTGCCATTTGGATCTACATCTGCTATTTCTAGTTTACATTTTGTTCTAAGTTCTTGTCCTAAGAAATTGTTATAAGACATACTTTCATCTGCACTGACACCTTGATGTTTCTCTTTCCAGTAGTCAGTTAAGTAATCAAAATCTCGAACATTAGCATAATCCCAATCTGTACAATTGGTCAAATAAGCGCCTTCTCTAGCTCCAATAATACTCCATATACCATTATCTACATCTGTGCCAATAGTTGACCATATTAAAAGTCTATGATAATTTTGCCACCATATTGTAGATAAATCAGCAACCTTGGCTCCTTGGTCTAGCGACATTTTTACACCTTCTCGAAAACCTGCTCGCCACGCCTGGAATGGTGTTGCATTGGTAAAACTTTCTGAATAGTTTTCGTTAAATTGATAGTATTTGTCGTCAAAACAAAATTCAACTAGTCCTTTAGTATCAGTTGGATCTGAGTTTTCATGTGTACGCATTGCATTGACAAATTTGCGTGTCCATAATTTTAGACCACCATTACCGTACATAAGTCCATTCACATGCACACGACCGCACCAACTGAATACATGATCTGGTGTTAATCCCAATTTAGTAATATCAATTTCAACTTCTAAAAACTTTTCATCAACAATATTGTCGGCATCTACAGTAACAAAATATTCTGTTTCACTTAAGGCAGCGCAAGCCTTGTGTGCCGCATCGCTTCCTTTTACTCCGTGAACACGTTTAGCCCAAGGCACTTTAGTTACTAAATCTGCATAATTTTTTTCAGCGTTTGGTTCATCATAGCTAAGAAAAATAATATCTTGTTCTATAATTTTAATCATTTATTTTTAATCCGTAAGCATTAAACATTTTTTTAGTAACAACAGAAATATTGTTAATTTTATTTTCTATATTGCTTTCAAAATCATATACTATTTTTCCACTCTTTAATAAATCATGTATCCTTAAATAAAATGATCTAATTAAAAAGTCAAAATCTGTTTCTAACGTTATAAAAACAACAATGGTACTGTCGTATTGCGGACCTGATAGAAATTGTCTACCTCGATCTGTAATCAAAAAAGTCCATGTTTTATCTGTACTATTCCATTCAACTACAAACTCTGATAATTCCGTAACTTTGTCTTTTACCCAAACAAATGATTTCGACTTAAGATTATACTCGTCAAATATCTGTTGTGTCATTAGATGGTGTTCAACTGTACCATCAAAATTTATAATACGATTTATTTTATAGTCATGAATATTTTTCTTAGCTTGCCCAATTAATAGATAATCTTCCACTGGCATTTCAACAAAATATTTTTCTTGAGGTTCTACATCATTTGAAACACAAGTTATTTGCAAAGTGTCAGGATTGAAATAGGCAAAATATTTTACAGGCTTTACAACTATCGGAGTTTTAATCTTTTTTGCCATACACTAACTCCTGTAATCTTGATATTGTATTCAAATCAATAAAATCTTTTTCCACATAATGAAATAATTTACTTTGTTTTATATTCCCTACAATCAAGTCGCCTTTAGAATTAAGAACATAAGTAATTACATCTTGCCAGCGATCGATAGGATCTTGCCATCCCTGTAGTGCTGGTTTCATATGTATAAATTCTAACGGACTATTTTGATCATTAACACTAATATAGTTCATAGAAATTTCAATAGCTATTGCTGTAGCAAGATCCATACTAGACCAATTTTGATATTCATTTGGTGCAAAGTTAGTCCAACACCATTCCCAGTTGTTACATACAAATTCTAATACACGATAAAACTCTAATGCAGAATCAGATTTTTTAAAATAGTGTAGTGCAAAATAAGGACTAGTTAATTGATTGGCAATAAATGCTTTTCTATGAACAGTATCAACTACTGTGTCTACTTTGTAATTTTTAATTCTATTACAAAATTTAATATCAAAATTGCTACAATAATTCCACCATGTTGTGATATCTTCTAGTAGTAACATATCAGCATCTAACACAATAGTTTCTTCATATGGACTTGCATGATACATTTTCCATCTATGTTCTGCAGAATATTTTCCACCTGGAGAATCATACCACGGTATAGGAATTATGCGGTCAAAAACCGACTTATATTCTTCTGGAACACTATCTGCTGTAACTAGGCTTACAGATTTAGTTTCTTCTTGACTATATTTTATACTTAATGCAAGTGCATAGGCTTGTTGTACGTATGCTTGCCCTTCTGCATAAACTAAAAATCCTTTATACACCCGAACCTCCATCTATATAACGACTAAGGCTCATCTTATTCATAACATGAACATCTAATCCAGTTGTTTTTAACAGAGTATATTCTCCTAAGAAATTTTTCTTTTGTATTAAAAATTTCATTGTGTTATCTTCTACATTTACTAAAATATCTCTATCAGTTGAATATATCATTTTACCAGGCAAGTCTATTGCAAATCCTCCATTTGTTTTTCCATTCATAATATGTATGGCAATACTAAATGCAAAATCATTTCTAAAAATTGCACTGTTAATTCCGTACAATGTTTTAAAATATAACCATTCTGATTTGATATAAGATACTAGATCAAAAAACGATTGGGTGATAGAATTTTTATTAAAAATGAAAACAGTTGCCCAATAAAAAGGAACACTCCACTGGCTTATTCTTTCAAATTCAGTTGTTGATCTATAGTCAGCTAGATCCATACTATTGCGATAAATTTGAAAATCATAATCATTATCAAGCGCAGGTTTTAATACGCTCGAATTAATAATAAAATCACTATCAATAACTAGTGTGCGATCATATGGTGTGAGATCGATTATTTGACCTCTTGAAAAGTTTTTCCACTCTAAAGATTTGCTAGCCAGAGATCCGTCGTAGAACATTTTTTTCTGACTTGCATCTACATTTTCTGACAAATTTATTATGTGATCAAAACCATGATCTGGGTACTGTCTTTCTAACCAATCCGGACTATCTGTTATAATAGATACAGGAATATCAATATAAGTTTGTATACGTTTAGCGGCATATACGGCAAGTTTAACATAGTCTACTCCACCGTTATTCTGCGCAAATAAGACTGCTCCAGTGGTCATAGTTCAACAATATCCGATATTTTTCTTTTTGTTTTTAAATCAACATATTGAACAGCGTAATCGTTTGTAGACTCGTAATAAATTCCAACAATTTTATCAAAAAATTCTTGGACATTATTAATGACTACAGGGAAATTATTTACATCAACAAATGCTACATCTTCGGTATGACCTAAATCTAATGTAGTCTTTGTAAAATTAATTAGTTCAGGTGTAATTTTAAAGCTGGCACCATTGGTATAATAAACTAATTTTTGATTATATTCTTCTAACAGTATGCGTCTTTGATTTGATAAAGTTGCCATATAATTAGCAACCGCAAATGCCTTTTCAATTCTCTCATCCATAGATAAACTCCGTAGTGTACTATAATAACACTACAGTAATTAGCTTGTCAAGAGATTATGATTGATAGATTAGACTGGGCCACGTAAGATTCTAAAACCATTATCAGAAACACTAGGCACATAAGAACTAGTAATTTTCAAATCTACTGGATATGTTGGAGGATTAAAACTTGGGCCGCCAGATGCACTGTAAATGGTTACATTACTGGTCAAAGTTCCTGTAATTGTTTCGTCAGTGCCCCATGGCGGGTTCGGTTGTCCGGAACGATCTTCGTACTCAATTGTTAACACTATCTGTGCTCCAGAAATATGAGCGTATATTTGTACCATATTTGGGTTGTAACTACTACTAGTCATCTGAAATATAAGTGTATCAGATGATGATAATTGATTATAGCCAACGTCAGTTCTTAAAACATCAACAGTCTGCCCACTGGTAGAAGTGGTAGTTTGAGTGGTCCCATTCACACCTAGTTTTACAGTGCCCATGTGAGATAGCATGCTGGCCCAAGAATAATCTTTTGTACCGGCTGTACCAGTTTGACCGCCAGACATAGATGCTGTAATTCTAAGTTCTCCGCCTAGATTGAAAAAATATCCTGCATTAGTTGTGCTAGGCCAAGTACAAGATACCCCATGAGATGCGGTTTCGCTAACAGGATTATAACCCCAACCTGGACTCTTATTCGAGCTTGCTAAAGTTTGAGCACTATAGTAAGTGCTATTAAATTGTGTGTAGTTTGTTGAACAACCATTTGCCATGGTCTGATAAGCACTTAGATCAGCATAACTTACCTTTGTACTGGTAGTTGGCCAGGTCAAAGAACCTGAACTAGCATTCTGATGGTCATAACAGGTAAGTATGTCTTGATATAATGCTTGCCACTGAGCGGCTCCAATTTTAGTAGTTGTTGGGCTAGCAATTTGGACACTATTAACAGTTTGTCCATAGTAGGTACCTAAGACTGTGGCTATGGTTGATTGAACCCCATTATAATCACTTCCATAAATTTTTGAACCTTGAGATGCCATTTTTTACCTTTTATTCGATTTTATTTATACTTAGAGTATTACGCATTCTACAAGTTTGACATCTGAATTCTCATCTGTTGCCAATGCTATTGCAAATACATCTGAAGTTTTATCTGTTGTGGCTACTGCGGTGCCGTTATCGCCGGCAACCAAACGTTGTCCTTTTTTAACTGGTCCTGATACTTTTACAGGAACACGACCTTTAAGTGCAACATACACACCACCGACTAGAGTTTGATTCATTCTAAATGCAGGATTTTGACTAATTACACCCAATGCCAAATCTCCTGCCGTACTAGCAGTTACTTCAGCTTCGCCGCCCACGCTCATAACAGTACCAATTTCATATTGGGCATCAGCTAGATATTTTTCAGCTAAGTCTGCGTAGTTTGCACTTGTAGCAACACCATGGAATATTGTAGCATACATATCACCAACGACTGTTAAATTGCCGCCTGGTGCTAGTTGTGCTGAATAAACGCCATTGTTTGTAAATTTAATATAGCCATCACCGCCCCAGTATAATCCAGTATCTTGTGCGCCATCTGAAAGAAATGCAATACTTGGAACTGTGGCTGATCCGTCACCTGCGAATATTCTTGTTGAACTACTAGCAGAAACTGTACCATAAAATGTTTTACTAGAAGCATCAATTAATGTTGTGTCATCTGTGGCTTTTACATTACCTTTTATTGTAGCAGTAATAGTGCCTGCTGTAAAATTACCAGAAGAGTCTCTAGCAACTACACTAGTTTTATCTGCACCCGACGGCATAGCTGTTGTAGCAGAATAATAGCTACCACTGTTTATTTGTAGTGCATTAGCTTGTGTGCTAGTACCATGCAATATATTACAATAAATGTCATTTTGCTGATCTCTAACTACTACTGTAGTTGGATCAGTTGCTGATGCACTAGCAGTTATTCCTTGCCCGCCAAATGTTAGTGAGTCGGCTCGGCTTGCTGTACCATTCATATAGGTAACATTAATATTACCACCTGCATCTCTAGCAACAAGGGTTACGTTAAGTTGATTATTTGCAATACTAGCAGATGCATAGCTACCATTTACATTTAATTGATCAGCTTGTTGTGCAACCCCATACATATAGTTTGTATAAATGTTAGACCATTTGTAATCATTGCTACCAAGATTGCTCGTAGTTGTTATTCCTGGCAAAACATCATTGTTTAATAACTGTAAAGGAATACAGTCTCCGCCAGCAGAATTTTTTGTTTTGAATACTAAAGCTATATTATTCTGTAGTCCTTGAAAAGTAGGAACACTAGAATTTTCATTCCATATTCTTAATTTTTCTCCGGTGTTTACTGGACCTACATAAAAACCAGAATCTGCAAAATGAACAATTGATCCAAAGGATGCAGTGTCTGATTGTACAAAATTGCTAGCGTCTAATCCGCCAAGTTTATCACTATTACTGGCTGTTCCCCAGAATTTAATATTAGCATCAGTTGTTACACCGAGACGACTTGCATTATCATTTGTGTAGACTAGAGTAATACCTTGATAAATGTAATCAAAACCAGTAATAGCACTTAATGTAGTGTCTAATTGAAATGTAGGATTTGAACTAATAGTAAACACTACTTGTCCGTTACTAACTGCCTGCATTATTGAATACTGATTTCCAGAATATTTTTCTGAAACTGTAACTGTTTGCATTTCAGTAGTATTTGATCCAGCAATGCCTTGTGGACCAATCAACGTAAAATCAGAACCGTTGTATGTCCATAACTGATTATTAACGGTATCAAACCAAAAATCGCCAGTAGTCAATCCAAGCGGCTTAGATGCACTAATTTCTGCACCAGTAGAAACTCTCCAGTTGGAGCTATCCCAAAATTTTAATTTTTTATTAGCACTATCATACCAAATTTGTCCAGGTAATGGATTGCCTGGGCTGGTTGTATTAGCAAAATTTTCTAACAAATAAACAAAATTTTCGTTTTGTGCTTGTCCGTATCCTGCATAACTTTTACCAATCAGTTTAATGTCAAGAGAGGTGTCAATAGTGCCGTCAGCGACAGTTGTTATTAGTGTTCCGTTGTATCTGCTTATTGGATATGACATCTAAATCTTTCCTTATTTTAGTATTTATGCTAATATAGCACTTACTTTATTGTCACTATTGCTTCAACTGTACCTGTTCCATCGGTATTTTTATCTTTTAAAGCACGGCCAATTGTGTTAAATGCGGTAATTTCTGACATTTCGGCGGCTCTAGCCATGCCATTACCAGCACTAACTAGCCTATCACCCTTCTTAACTTTGCCCTTAACTTTAACCGGAACACGGCCAGATACTGCTATTGCAGGATGTGTTGCATCAGTTCCAGCTTTTGAATTCATCAAATAAGCCGCACTGGTGCTTACTACACCAAAAACTTGACTGCTCAAATCTTCTTTTACTGCTGTAATTTCAGCCGAGCCGCCCAATTCAACTACTGTACCTGTATCATATAAATCATCTGCTTCAAAGCGTTCTGCCAAGTCAGCATAAGTAGCTTCTAATTTAGAACCCACATCTAGTGTCCATGTACCAGTTATCAAAGACCCAGTGTTGGATGATACGATAGAATCTGCATATAATTTTTTAACTTTGCCATTACCATGATCATCTCTGAGTAATATGGTGTTTATACTGGCATTTGCATCTGCTGTAATTGTAGAAGAATTTGAAAGTGCGTTAGTAGAAACGCCATCAGTAATTCCATACCCTGCCAAAGTAGTCGGTGTGTCGGTTATTCCTGAAAACGGCACATGAGTCGCTGTAGTAGCGGTATATGCGTTACCATCGATACCAATATTATATGTACTGCCATCGGCGTAAACAATATTAGAAGGTTTGCCTGATACATTATCCCAAGTGACTAAATCTGCTTGATCTGCATTAGTAGATCTATCAGCATGAGTAGCATTGTCGGCTTGATCAGCATGTGTAGAATCATCAGATTTACCTATAAATCTAGGAGCAGTTAAATATCCGTCGCCATCTCTAACCGCAACAGTATCTTTGCCGCCAGATGTACTTGCCATTCTATAAGCACCTGCAACCGCTAGTGCATCTGCTTGTAAAGCTGTAGCATACATATAGTTTGCGTATATATTATAAAATTTAGCGGTTGAAGATCCAATATTTGTAGTTAGAGTTGTGCCTGGTAACAGACTATTATCAACTAATTGTAAAGGTGTATTTGTAGTTACACCTGTTGTTGTTTGAAATGCCAGTGCGCTTCCTACAGGATTTTTTATAGTTGGGGTTCCAGTGTTATTAAATAATCTTAAACTTGTTCCAACTAGCACCCCAGAATCAGCAACTTGAATTGATGTTGTAAAAGTAGGATTCTGAATAGGAGCAAAAAAATCTGCATTTCTATTATCAGGGCCCAATGTATCTGCATTTGTAACAGTTCCATGAATTTTATAATCGGTGTTTAATGTAACACCTTTATAAATTGTTGGAAATCCAGCTATGTTTGGACTAGTAACAAAATCGTTGCTGTTACTAATAGTAAAAATTGTACTGTTATCAACTATTGCTTCTTGTACAGGTTTGCCTTGAAGATTAATAGATTGCATTTGTGTAATACCAAATCCTTCTACCTTTTGAGGGCCAACTACATCGTAGTTGCCCGAAGCATTTAATACATTTAATTGGCCAGTTGTAGTATTATACCACAAGTCTCCTTGTGTTCTATTAGAAGGAGCAGAACTTGCTATATCATTTACTGCTAGGGTTTTCCACTGTGATCCATCGTATAAATTTATTTTTAATACACCTGTACTAGAATTAAACCATAACTGCCCTGAAATAGGATGTAATTTTGAAGGCGTTGTATCAGCAAAATTTTCTAATAGATACAAAAAGTTTTCATTTTGTTTGCCGCCATACCCAGCATAATTTTTACCAATTAAAGTTACATCTAAAGTGGTGTCAACTGTACCATCAGCTATTACTGCGTATGGTGCTCCGCTAAATCTTATTATGTTGTATGACATTTGGCTATTTCTCTGGTTTCAATATTTATCTTGGATCAGTTTATAACAAATTAGGCGACTGATATTGCCATGTTGCAGGATTTCCTAGCAATACAAATTTTCTAATACTAGAATCATCTAGTACAAATACTCTACAGATTGTGTTTATTTGATGCTCACCTGCTGGAAATAAAATACCTAAATAAGTCGAAAGCAACGAATTAGGATTTGGATTTGCACCTACTGTTAGTGTTGCTGATAAACTCATACTTTGTACTGTTGTATCAACATAATTCTTATTGGCCGCATCAGTTGACGACTGGGGAGTCGACACATTGATAATAGTCGAAGAATTAACATCAACAGAACCTGTACCGCCTGGAGCAATTACAATATTACCTGTGTTTCCATTTGGAATATAGCTAATAGTATTGTTATTGATGGCAATATTTGCAACTTGTAAGTACAATAAAGAACCAATTGTTTGCAAATTAGGTGCAGATAAGATACCTGTTCCTAAACTATTGGAAGTAATTACATCTTGTCCGTTAATTTTGTAAGAATGACCGCTTGCTAAATCTATATTTTCTGAACTTGTCCAACTATCGGTACTATTTGCCCAAGTAAATGTTTTGTTTGTGGCGCCGTATAATAGTATTCCACCACCGTTGGCAAATGAGTCTGATGTATTACCGGCGGCTATTTCAACATTTTTATCAGTTATTTGAAGTACAGACGATTCTACTAGCGTGGTATTTCCAAGTACTGTAAGACTTCCTCGTACTGTAGCATCGCCATTAACATCTAAAGTACTTTGAGGTGATTCTGTAAGAATACCCATTCTGTTATTTGATGCGTTGATAAACAGTGAATTCTGAGCTTGCCCTGATCCGTTTTGTAGGTTTATTTCAAAATTCTGTGCAGGTTTATTAGATTTTATCTGAAAAATATTTGATGTAATATATAATTCAGTATCAGATCCTGCGCCTAATATAAGCGGAGTTGAATTAGCAATAGTAAGTGTGCCAGTTGACAAACTATTATCATTTGTTGATACAAAATCAAGTGCTGTTTTTAATGTTTCGTCAGCTGGAGATAGCAAGTAGTTTGCCTGTGTTACAGGAACCGAGAATGTTAATCCTGTTTGTGTACTAGCTGTAAAACCAATTCCAATAGTTGAAGGCAAACCGTATATTGGTGTTTGATATGTAAATGAATCTTTACTAAACACTCCTAAAATTGTATCGGCAACATATAGATACACAACAGTATGACTAGCTAAATTAACATCTAATTCGGTACCAACAATAAATCCTGTTTTACCTTGTTCTGTGGTGTATATAGGTCCAGCTAAAGTTGTTGTTACTCCATCGTTAAACCATAATTGTCTATTAATACTATCAATCCACAAGTCGCCGGCAGTAAAACTACTAGGTGTAGTAGTTGATACTATTGTACCTCCGCTGACTACAAAAGCTGACCCATTGTAAACTTTTAGTCGACCTTCATTGGTGTCAAACCATAACTGTCCTTTTAGAGGATGATTAGGTTGGCTTGTGTTGGCAAAATTTTCTAATAGGTGTACAAAATTATCGTTAATAAAAACACCATACCCTGTAGAATTTTTTCCTATAAGAGTAAGGTCAGTAGTTACTTGATCAATTTGTCCATCAACTACACTAGTTAATGTTGAACCATCTGTTTTTAATATCGAATAAGTCATTATATAACACCAGTAAAGATTATGTAATTAATAGTTTCATAAGGATTCATAATGTTAATAGCCGCTCCAGTTTGTTGAGCAATAACACTTCCACTATTTTTTAATGCTTGACCTTGGCCAGTACCAGTCGGAGCCGCTAGCGAAACATTATCTGCATACTGATCGGTACTAGCAGTGGGAATTCCAACTGCATAGTATTGTGCATATCCGCTTTGAAGATTGTGTTTGTGATCTGGAAGATTATTAAGCGACAAAGTAACTGATTGATTCCCTGAACTTTCACCTAACACATCTGCTGTAATATCACTAACCCTGTTAGCAGGACCTCCACCCGCACTTACTTGTGTACCTGAATTGTCCTTATATGGAACTTGGAGATTATTATTCATGTTATCTCTACCAAGAGCAAATCTTCCTCTTAAATCAGGTAAAGCAAATGTATTATAACCTTGTAGTAAAGATTGAGCTTTGTATGTATAACCTATAACACCAAATAATAGACTATAATTTTTAACTTGGACTTCGCTGCCGTCGCATAACAAATAGCCTGCTGGAACTGAATTTCCAGCAAACGGAAATATACAACCAACAGGTATTGTTGGCACATGATTTAACAAAGTAGTTTTGGTCATTCTTAACAAAGAACCGCCGCCACCTGATGTTGATCTATACACCAACAACTGATCGTTATCTTGTGAATCGCCTGCAGGAGATTTATTACTAATAAAAGTTGGATTAATTGTAGTAGTAAGAACTAGTGTACCAGTTGAGCTTAGTCCATCAAAACTTTGTAAATCGCTCAGAACGTCGCCCGCAATACTAAAAATTGTAGGACTAGCTAACTTAGCCGCTGACCCGTTTACACTGCCTGCTAGTGATCCGGTAAAACTACCATTAAATGTTCCAACAAAAGAATTTGCATATATGTTTCTAAATTTTTGTGTAGGAGATCCAATGTCATACAACCCCGACGCTGTTGTATCACTTGCACCGTTACCAGGAAGTATTACAGGACCAGCTGTAGGGCTGTTATTAGACAAGTTGTTTAGTAAAATATTTCCGTAAGCAGTAATATTACCACCAAAATTACTTGCCTTGGCAACACTTAAACCACCTTGTGTTACAATACTACCAGTTGCAGTTGTCCATAAAGATCCCGAAGTATAAGATGAATCTAATGTTCCTGTAATGTTTAAAACACCATTAATAAGATTTGTTGTATCATCTTTAATTGTAACGGTTCCGGCAACATCTAATGTTGATGTAGGTGCTGTATTGTTAAATCCTGCACCAATTTTTCCAGTTGCATCAAAATACAAAACAGATTTAGTAACACCGCTGTTGTTAAAGCTAAAGGTAATATTATTAGTACTGCCACTACTTGTACTATTTTTACTATAAAATACAGTAGAGTTTCCATTTGTACCAATATTAAAATTTAAATCGCTACCTATACTTAATCCAGCATTACTTCTAATGCTTAAAGGATTATTTGTAACACTAGTAGTATCGGATCTTAAAAAATTTGTAGAAGCAACTGGCGTGTTATTAATTAGTAATGCATCAGCTGAACTTGCGGTTCCGTAAAATCGTGTTGGGTTTGAAGAAAGAGTATTATCAAGACTTGATAAAGTTATACCTTGATAAATTGTGCCAAATCCAGCAATAGAAATTTTAGGTGTAAATGTATCTTTACTAATGATTGATATTCTATAACTATTACCATCAGCGGATTTTGCAGAATACATTGTGATAACGCTGTGAGTAACGTTATTTGTATCAATAATATTTTCAACAATCGGACCAGTTAATGTTCCTTGACTGAATTGCGGACCAATTAATAACCAGTTAGAACCTGAAAACAAATATAACTGACTATTTGCAGTATCTACCCACAAGTCACCTTGCAAACTACTAGAAACATCGGGTGCGGATCCTGATTTTTTTAGAGATCCAGCAGTATTCCATGTTGTACTATCCCATACTTTTAGAGTATTTGAACTAGTATCGTACCACAGTTGACCCTGTACTGGATTATCTGGCGCTGTACTATTTGCAAAATTTTCTAGTAAGTGTAGTAGATCTTCAGCAAATGGCTGTGCATATCCTGAATAGTTTTGTCCAACAAAATTTAAACTTGTTTGAGTGTTTAAACTTTGATCCTGAACTATTATTGGCGGTTTAGCAGGGTTATTTGAATCAGTATATTCTACTTTATAAGTCATTCTTATACTCCTACTAGACCAGTTAAGCTCTGAACTCGTACTGTATAATCAATTTGTATTAGTCTGTTAAGACTTTTTAATACAGGATGGAAAATGACATGAGTTAAAAGCAATGGCGTGCCTGATGAGCTATAACTTTGTAGTCCTAATTCGTCAAATACATAAGCACTTTCTCCGTTGGCTGTCGTATCGTATGCGCTTTGACCACTTGGTTCGCCGTAGTCTAACAAACAAGTTACAAAAATATCTGTATAATTTGTGCCTGTAACGTGTCTGGATTCAATAAAATTTCTACTTGGATCAGTATTAGTGCTAGAATTACTATTAACTACTTTACTGTATGTTTGATTATACAAACTAGCATTGCTTCCACTAGAGTTAGGAGTCAAATATGTAATAATTCCCGTTGGATCAATGGATGTGCCGCCATTGCCAAATGCCATTTGATATATAAACCCTTGCCCGCTATTAGCCATGCTTTCTGCAAGTGCAATACTCATGTTTTCATAGTGTATTGCATTACGCTTATTCACATAGATCTCAGCAGAAACGGGGTCCCATATTTTAATATGACCTTCTATATGGATTCCTGTTGCGTCTTTAGTCTGCATAATCGTCTCTCTTTATCTTATATTTATCAATAGCCATTAACCGCTAGTTTAACTCTTATAATCGCTGTACCAGATACCCGGACTAGCTTTTAAGAACTGGGCAATCTTAGTATTATCGTTTTGAATGTTCAAACTGCTATCCCAAGCAATGCCGTTACGTTTTACTACAGTTATTTGAATTCCAGAATTAACTGTGTTAGTTAATCTTAACTGTTTAGAAATACCATCTACTGCAAATTCAGCATCAAACTGTACATCGCCAGATGGGCTATATGGAGCTTGATTAACATTGAATAGCTTGTAAGGTTTTTTCTTTAATCTAATTCCACCAGCAAATACTTCTATGTCATTACTTTGTCCGTAGCCTGCAGGAATACCGCTGGTAAATCCATTAGGATAAATCCAAAGATCTTTTGATTTAGTTGGAACAAATCCTAGATTTACAATATTTGTTCCATTAGAAATAATTTGTTCTGTTATGGTGGTTTCGGTGTATGGAATAGTTTCAGTTGGTCCTATATCTTGTACAAACGAACCAGCTCGATGTAAATTATACACACCTGTACCTAATGTACCTCTACGTAGTTTACTTAAAGTGTTGCCTTGAATAGCAAAATATTCAATTCTTTCTCCACGGATTTCTAGTACACCCGGTAAATTTTTACTCGGATTTGGCACATCAAAATTTGAAGCATCGACTAGGACAATACTAGTATCATTCCAATGTAAATCCTGGGCTAGTGTAGTTTGTTTATTCAAACTTAATCGTTTGAAATGTACACGATTCAGCATGTCTTTAAACTGTTGATATGCAATTCCTGTAGTTAATACATTACTGCCAAATGTAATTAATGTAATTTCATCTGTAGGATTTGGAGGTACTAACAACTGAATCGATATTTTGTCATCGTTAACTCTGTAGTCAATACTTGGTGTCAATAATGTCGAATTTTTAACTACCCAAACATAATTGTCATCAATAACTGGTCTATCTAATTTAATCAAACCACTTAAAATTTGTTTGTAATAGTAAAATTCAAATGTATTTGGTGTTAGTACTGCATTAGCTGTGACATTAACAGTTGTTCTTTCAATATCTAATACTGAATGATTATACGAACTAATCACTTCCACTGTATGAGTATTATCATAGGCCTGTGTGAATGTAATTTGTTGTGTTGAAGGATTATAAAAATAACTCTCATTAGTTGTGATACTGACAAGCAAATTCTTTCCAGTATATTTTGTATAAATTACCTTGCTAATTTTTATACTAATACCGCCTATGTCTACAGTATAATCTGATCCAAGGGTTAGTTGAACACCGTCGACAAATACTAAAATTTGGTCGATAGCCGCAGTGTACGGACTTATTTTAGCAGGATCAATTGCATAATTCAGTTTGTTTTTTCCAATAACAAAGTAATTGTTATTCGGTCCTTGCAATATGCTTTGATCTACACGAACAATCATATTTGATTCGTTAGGTAAACTTGTACCTATAGGATAATTTAAATTATAAGTTAAACTACCATCTGTTGGGACTAGTTCTGTTTTAGTTATTGCAAATGTTTGTTGCTTACCACTAACAATTATAAAATTAACCAAACTACCAGCATTTGGAGGTATTGGAAATCTAATACCAACAGCATTAGAAAACTCGTAAGTACTATCAGTTTTAAATAGCACTGGAGATGTTATTACACCATCAATATAAACTAACGATGTAAATGATGATAACCAAGGTGCTTTAGTTATAAATTCTGTTGTGACACCATCGCCTATAAAATAATCAAGGTCTAATATATTAGATCCATTAAATCCAATATTAAAAATACTAATAACATCGCCCTTTGCTGGTACAGAATTTAATCTAATAGTACGAGTTTTGTAATCAATTGAGTAATCGTCTGAGTAAGTTTTTACTAAGTTATTAACTTTAACTACAACCGCTCTTTGACTATTAGGTTGCTGTGTCATAACATAAGATTGTGCTATACCATCAGCAATAAAATTATCTACTTTTATATTTGCAGATCCAGTAATTGGTCTATCATAAACTTTGATAGAAACTGAATCAACTACTTGCCCTGGAACAACTTCTTCAGGCGCAGGACTAGAAGTAGGTGTTACAAATCCGTCACCATCAACGATAATATCATCAGCTAACAATCCTGTTGCAGTAGTATATGCCCAATCACCACCAGTTAATGCAGTGTCATAATCTGTTTCTGCTGTTGGGATTGATCCATCGCTGGTTGTTTTTCTTAAGATAAACTCGTCGCCTTCATTAACTGTATATGTATTTGGTATAGTAAATGTTGCAGATTCACCGTCAGCAACAAATGTCGGTACAATAGCATTTTTGTTTTTTTGGTCAGGAGTACCGTATGCAGGGTCATCTAAACGTATTGGATTTATTTTACCAGTTATATTCAATATACTACCTTGAGTAACAGGCGCAGTAAGTAATAGTGTTCCGTTAGCATTGATAGTTAAGTCATTTGGTTGCACTAAAGTTCTAGTGAACTTTATATCAGAACCATAAGGTATGTCTGCATAAACTATAGTACTAATCTTAATAGTTGTACTATTAACAATTTGAATAACTTGAGTATCGTATACAAAAGAATTAGAAGCTGATGTTGAAACTAAGTCTCCAACATGTATGTTTGCAGTACTAGTCAAGGTTAGTTGATTGCTACCTGCTTGATTAAATGTAAATGTCAATGTTCCGTTTGGAGTACTGTCAGATACTTTGTCAATAATAACTGTAGTAGAATCTGGAATTGAAACAACATGTCTTTCAGTAGCAAACCCTACTCCAAATATGCCCATACCAATTACAATACCAGCAGTATTTGTTACTTTTAATGTAGTATCAAAACTGCCACTAGAATTATAAGTTGTTTGTATACCTGATGATGAAACTGTTGTAATAGTTGTTGCTACCGGACTAATTGCTAAAGGGTTATAATTATACTCGACCTGAGTGCCATTTGATACGTAAGAATCAGTATTATTTTTAATATGATAAATGTTAATTTCTGTACCAACATCTGGTGTATATGGCAGAGTAAAACTCCATGTGTTTGCATGTACTGTTACAAAATAATCGTCAAATGCAGTATTTGGACTCCATTTATCTGAAAAATACGGAGAAGATCCCCAACCTTTAGGCACATCGAATCCAAGACCGTCAACTATAACTCCTCCATAGTCGATACCTGTCATTAACTGTGCTAGATCTTTACCAAGATCGCCTTCGCCTGGATTGTAAAAATAATTAATTCTATCAGCGGCATTCAAAATTGCATCGTTGATATAGTATGTAATAACTATTGTCGAACCAGTTGCAGGGGCATTGCCTACAACAAAAGATAACAATCCAGAGTATTGTGTATAACCATTACTTGTCGAAGTAATAGTTGTTAAATTATACAATTCTCTTAGTACTGGAATACCGTTAACAACCACAGTTGAACGCCCTATAGTGATATCCGGACTCCATTTTAATTTAAATTGTAAGGCACTGCCTGTACCGCTAAATGTTTCTACTTGTTGTAACTGTGTAATATAATTTGTCTGTGTAATTCTATCAAATTTAATTCCAATTCTAGTAGAACGTATTACACTATTTCCAATAATTGCAGATGCAGTTGCGGCTACACCTGTGCTAGAAATACCACCATCAATTACTACCTTAGGAGCAGACAAATATCCACTACCCGGAGTTAATAACACTATTCGATTAACTGTTCCATTGGTAAAAAATGCTCTTGCAGTTGCACCGTTACCAGAATCGCTGATAAATCTTACAGTAGGTTCTGTCAAATATCCAGATCCTCCGCTAGTTAAAACTAACTCGGTGACTTGGAATCCAACATTGTCAAGCCAGAATTTCCAAGGATAATTCTGAATATGATAGTCATCTGCTTGAATTTTTCCATCCTTAACTGTAGTATTAACTAAGACAATTTTATTATTTTCATATATTGGCTGTAGGTCAAAGTCAGTAACCGGCATCTCAGCAGTATCCATACTTTCGTAATTACTAACGTATTCTCTAATTTTAGTTCTATAAGGCTTAACTTCTGCTACATAGTCTTCAAAATTTGACAAATTGTCAACAGGATAATTTACAGGCTGACTTAACGCACCAACATTATGTTGAGCTTTTACAAAACTAGTTTTGAAAATCCAGTCAACATAAACTTGTTCGCTAAACACATATCTTATACTATTAAAGAATAAATTTAAATATTCTTGTTTAAGGTTACTAATAAAGATATTTGTCTTAATTGTTTTCAAAATAATTCTTAGTTCTGTAGAAGCTACTATGTCAAATGCATCGCCATCAAAAATACTTGAATCATATCCAACATTTGTTCCTACAAATTCATATAATGAACTGTCTAATTGAATTGTTCCGTTTTGTATGCCAATTACGCTATAAGAAAGTGTCCAATCAACACTAGTTGAATCGGCATATTTTTCTAATAATAACCAACCTCCAGCATTTGCTGTTCTAATTTTTACAGTATTACCGATAGATGGCTCGATTGTGTTTAAATCTGCAAATGTATTAACAGCATAGTCAGCTAATGTAAATTGATTGTAACCTGTTGCATACCAATCTACATAAGTCCAATATTTTCTAACATCATAACTTTGTGTTAGTGTTCTTGACCACAATTTATAAACTGTATCATATGTATAGATACTCCAGTTACCTTCTGCTTGACCATCACTATGTACTAGTACACTATAACTTCTAACTTGACAAATTGTTTCTCCGGCAATATATCCTTCACCAGCCGACACAACAGTTGCTCCGATGATTTGTCCTTGAGAATTTATTATGGATTTTACTACGGCTCCTTGACCAGGTCCTACTATTGTTATATAAGGTGCAACTACGTAACCTTTTCCTGAAGATACAATCTTTATTCCTGTAACTTTTCCGTTAGCATCAACTTCAGGTGTAATCTCAGGCATCACAAACGAAGTTGTGTTGGTATATTTTAATTCTGCATCAGTATCTAACACAGTATCATACAATCCTTGTATAATATTTGGTTCGGCATCGTACTGATTTAACTTACTTAGGTCGCTATTTTCAACAATTCTATTTTCTAATAAAATTTGATTTATATATTCTATAAACTCTTTTAGTGCTTCAAATCTGTTTACAAACATGCCTTGGCGCGGTCTATTTTCAACACCATATCGAATTTTAACTGGTAACAAAGTATCTGGAACCAAACGACCTGATTCATCTGCACCGCATAAACTATCAATCCATTTTTGTTCAATTACACTCGGAAGTGTAATTGTAGGATCGTTGCTGATAATTTTCCACTGACTATGTACATTTTGGTCTGTTTTATCAATAGTCCAATATTCAACAGACAGTACTACATTACTGCTATTTAAAAATGGTTTTATATTTGCCAAACTAAATGTGTTTAATCCAGTTAGTGCTAGGTACGCATAGTCTTGGCCACGTGGATTTGCAATTAAATTAGACACATCTTGGGCAGACATGTTTCTTCCGGGTACTTGTGGTACAATCTTTTTATTCTTAACCCAGAAATAGTAAGTATTTTTAAATGCTTTACTTATTTTGTCATAATTTTGTCTAGTAGAATAAACACTATCACCATATAGACTTGTTCCGCTGATACCCACTGCTATCCCTGCCACAGTATCTGCTTGTGCATCCCATTGACTAGGTTTAAGATTTGAACTTACCCATTCGTAAATATCTACACTAGCTCCGACGGCTAGTGTATTCCAATTGCTATTTCTATAAACGATATCTTGGTCATAGGCGTTGACAAACTTTGTAGTAGTAAGATTCCACCACAATGTACCAACTTGTTGTTTTGACCAAGCATTTGAACTATCAACAACTACCGCAGACGTGCCTGTAGAATAAACTGCCGGATCATAGAAAGTTTTATACTTAATTTCTTCTTCTGCTGGTCCAGGAATTTTTCCTTGTAAAGGATCAATCACATCGAGGTATTTGATAAGATTTCCTGTAGCTCTATTGTATAAAAATGCCTTTTTAACTTTACTAATATCAGGTATATCAATTCTTTTATTGGTCACAGTCCAAGAATAAGTACCAGGCATTTTAGAATAATTGTAAATTTTTCCTGATTTTAAATTTCTATCTTGAGCGTAAGGTGCACCAACAAATATTTGATTTGCACCTACGGCAAATCCAACACCGTAACCGTCGCTAACTGTGTTTGAAGTTGGCAAAGTTTCACTGAACACCCACTTGGTTGCATACATATCATAAACGTCCACACGACCTGTATTAACTTGTGTTGTTAAGAATTGTGTTGAATCTTTATCAAATGTTGTAATACCGTTTGTATTAAATGTTGTTGTGGTAGTTGTATCGCCTGCCTGGCTATAAACAACCAATGTTTCATAGTCGTTCATAAAGGCAATTTTATTACCAAACCGTCCTTGTACTTCAGGATAGTGGTCAACCAATTCTTGATAAAAACTATAACTGTTGGAAGTATACTTGTAAACTCCTACTACGCCTTGTTGATTAACTTTAGTAGTAGATTTAATATCATCAGAAACAGCAATATAAGTTCCACTGTCAGAAATAGCAATACTCTTACCAAAATTATTATCAATTCCAACTAATGTTTGAGCAGGAGTTATAGAAAATGTTGTTCCAGTTTTCTTATAAACAAAAATCTTACCTACAGTCACTCCGCCAGCATTAGAAATTAATAATGTATTTCCGTCGCCGCTTAATGAAACTGCACTTCCAAAATTTTCTCCGTTTACTGATCCTGTGAATATTTCACTTGAGTCATAAACAAACCGTGTTGTTACAAAACTTAAAACGCCCGAAGGTGTTGAATTAGGACTTCCAGATAAAGCAAGAGTAGTTTCATCTAAAATTGACGTTACATATTGATTAGATGTAAACCCAGTTCCGACAACATACATACCTGGCCTAATGCCCAATGTAGAAGTTACAGAAATAACAGCATTGTGACTTCCTACAGGATTATAAGATGTTAACACATTAGTTATTGTAGTATATTTAAATTTATAAACTATACCTTTATTATTGTTGTAGCCAATTGCACCAACATACAAGACATTATTTCCAAATGTTAATGTTGAACCAAACTGTTCATTTGCTGTTGGAGTTGGACTCAGTATTGTATCGACTAAAATGTATTCATTATTTGCATCTTTTTTGTATAAACTAATAACACCGTGTTTAGATAAATTATTATTTGTTCCAGTTATATCTACTGGAACATATGGCAACGCTGTCCAAGAAGTTATACCTGTAACAATTGATGCAACTGTAATAGTACCAGTATTGATATTATTAACACTATCAATTTTAATTAATAGATCATTTAATACATTGTCGCCACCCAAGGCTGCTCCAGAAATTCTAATATTATCTCCAACAACATAACCTGAACCACCGTTGTTAACAGAAATAATATAGCCTGATAAGATTGGAGTTACATTGAATGTAGCACCTGACCCAAGTATTATATTACCAGGTAAACTAGTATAAGTTCTGTCTGGGGTAATTCCTGACCATGAAATAGTTTGAATACTATCTTGTTGTGGAGGAGTTCCCGTTACTGTAATGATAATATCATTAACTGTGTCAAGTCCACCAACTTGTGATCCTAATATTTTAATTTTATTTCCAACTTTGTATCCTGCTCCACCTGACACAACATTTATTGTATAGGAAGCTCCAATAACAACAATAGTAAAACGTGCCCCTTGTCCCCGAGTTGATGTAATACCACTAACAGTATATGTGCTCTGTATATTAGAAATTTTTGTAGTAACATTAGCAATAGTACCAATTGTAGGTTTTGACCCTCCAGTTACTAAACAAGTTATTGAAGTATTGCTGTCAATGGATTGAATTGTTACGTTAGTTGGATAATTGCCAAACAAACTGCCAGTTCCATCATTAGCAACAAATGTTCCGTTGACTGCTAATCCAGCAGTATTATCTAGCTGATTAATAGTAACTACCCAAGGTCCGGTGGCATCCAACAAAGCATTTACTGGAGTCACTAGACTTATTGTTCCAAAATTACTGATTTTAGAAACAGTTGGTGCTTGATAGTATATGCCACTGCTGGATACAATCGCACCGCCTGGATAAGAAGTACCAGCTATGAACGCTGAACCATGCACTACATCTTGTACTAATCGAGTAGCCGCATATCCTGCTAATGGGCTTCCAGTAGCTAACCATGTATTGTCATTAGAAATTGCAATTACATTAGCAGATACATTGGGAGAATTTAAATTAACTCCTGGAAAAGTATTTGCAGATATAGCTGGGTTGGAAATTGCTTGATGCTTAATCCAAGGTACAAGTATTCCAGATTTTGCATACACTAATGTTTTACCATCAGAGGTACTTATTGCTGAAATAGTACCAGTATTTGAAACAGCTATAGTTCGGCCATAGGTTAAACCAGCAGATGGAGTGGTGTTTAAAATATTGGCTTGACTATAAGCAGACTCGTATGTCCACGTAGCCCAAATTCCGTCATCTGTTTGAATGTTGTCGGTCCAAATTAATTCTTTATTTTTTAATCTACTTGGAGAAATATTGTCTAATAAATCAATAGTTGTAGTTCGTTGTGAAATTAAAGTATATACTGTAATACTACTTAAATTAGGAAATGGCTGCACCCACTTAGGCACAGTCGCAGACACTACAAATGAATTTAGCGATACTGAAATAATTTTGTAAAAACCATTTATATTTGTAGTTTGTGTTATACCAATATAAGAATTAACAGCAAATGTAACTAATTTTTCTGTAGTAAACGTCAATGTCTTAGCTGTTGCATCGTAGGCAACACCGACTACAGTAATTCCAATATCTGTAAATCTATACACATTCCAATAAAATGGAGGGGTGTCAAATGTACACCAAATGTAACTACCGTTTATAAGTTTACTTGGATCTTGACTGGTAATATCGCTAATATTACCTATAATAATATCAACATCACCAGAATTAACATGACCTGCATTACGCAACAAAGGTTGATAAGTTGTTGCTATTGGCCAAGGAGACGAGTTATAGCCAGTTGGTTTTAGATAAACATCAGTAGGTGTTTGTTGTATAATAAAAGAATTTATACTAAGATCTTTCTGTTGAACAAGATCATAGCCCTGAGGATTATTTTTTATATCCCCATCATTTAAAATAAATTCAATTTGCTGGAACGCTGTACTTGCACCATACTGTCCTACACGCAACGCCCATTCTTCATAAAAAGATAAACTTTCTAGATTATCAGAACTTAGTACATCAAACAATTTGTTAAGAACATTTTGTGTTCCTTTTTCACGAATCATTCCTTGATAAAATTTAAATTCGCTAACATCGTCTTGAATAATATTATCTAAATACTGACGTTTTTGATAGCCAATTAAATGTTGACCCATAGTTTGTTGCTGTAGGTCAAAACTATCTGTGTCTAAACTATAAAAATCTTGGAACTGTGTGGCTAAATTTGTCCAGTTAGGCAAAATTTGTGGTGTTGGTTTATTAGCCAACTGTGTCCAATCGCTTGCTACAAATGTAGTAGTTCCTGGCAAAAAATTATTTGCACTATAGTAATATC